ATAATCCCACTTCTTCTTCTCAATCATCAAAGTATCGTAATGAGTCCTTCGGCACTTAAGCTCGATATAGGAATTGTGGGTAATGCCATCTGCTCGGTCGGTCGCTGATAAAGGCGTCAAGTCTGGGTAAAGCGACTTGAGAGCCTCAAAGAGCTCAACCTCTCGAAAGTAGATTAGTTGTCCTCTTCTCCATCTTCCCAACCAATTTTCTTAATTGGGTCATCGGCGGGGACTATCCAATCGGGATAAGAGCTGCGATCCATAGCAAAGGCTAATGCAGTTCCCTCATCCATTCCTGCTCTGCGACAAGCTTTATAAACTTCATTGGCAGCAATAGCCCAGAAATCAAGTTTTGTTAGTGGGGTTTCTTTAGTAGTCCTGCGTCTCTTTGGACGCTTGACTGGCTTCTTACTTACGCGCTTTCGCGTTGCCATTTCTGACCCCTTTCGCTAGGGCCAATTCTAGCTGAGACTCCATTTTATCAAGGCGCGACACTATTGGAATATTTTCCAATTTGATTATGTAACGAAGGCCAGCAATCAGCAAGGCTATAGAGCCTAAGACTGAAGCTACTAAGGTGGCCAACTCAGCCGCTGGCATTAACGGACTTTGCCGTAACGCTCATAATTTGGGTTAAGCCAATTGATGATGCTAGGCAAGACTGACACTAGAGCGGCATTTGCAATTGCATTGACATCTAGGCCGACTGCTAGATAAGTCGCTAGGGCTGTTGCTAGAAATGTCTTGGCCCAGCTCTCTGCCATCTTTTTTAGGTCGCTCATTAGCTTCTCCTTCGAGGTTGAAATAACTGCCATCTTTGTCTCCCAAAGTTGTAAATGAAATATGAAAATGAGACCGGTGTGGGTTAGCGCCTCTGTAAGTTCTGCGCTTCCATCCAAGTATCGGACTCATAATCTTTCCATCGTAGATTATGTATTTAATTCGCTTATCGCCCTTCTTGGCTAACTTGCGAATTTTTTCAACTAGCGCGTAAGCCTCTTCTTTGTGAGCTGATAAATCAGCATCAATATCTAAAGCTCTAACGATTCCATCGACTGGTATATGGTCAGAACTGCCTTTAGCAAGGTGGCGAGCGTCAGCAATCCAGCCGTCAGACTTCCTATCGCGATCAGGATAATCGTCATCGATTTGCTCCCGAAGTTGAATTCCTGCTGAACATAGTTTAGGCATTATCTTGAGGGATTGTGCTAAAGACCCAGAGCCTTTAACTCTTCTTGGGTTAAGCCTAATGCTGCCAATTTAGCAAGAGCATTGCTTTTAGCTGCTTGCGTCTGAGCTATTGATTGTTCAAGCGCAATTTTATTTGCTTCCACTTGAGCTCTATCTGCTTCTAATTGCTCTAACAATTCGCCTGTTGCTTCAAACTTTTCATCATCAACTGCTACGAAGATTTTTGTCATATTAAGCCTTCAATCCATAGATGTAGATATTACCTGACATAGTGCCTGAACCAGTTAAAAAGGTTATACCATCAAAAGAAGTATTATCGGTCTGCCTGCTTGAGTTCATTTTTAAATTATTACCAAGGGATGAACTAAAAGAAACTGCGCTTGTTGAATTACTGGCAAAAGGATCAGTTATTGTCATTTCATTACAGGTTAAATAAGTCTGTAAATCGCCGCATTTGCCTGAAGTTTGTCCAGTATATGAAGCATTATAGAAAGTTGTATTGCTAAGTTCAAAATCTTGATAGTTGTAATTTGTTGAAGTATCAGTTGTACTAACTCGGCCTTTCCATAATAAATTAGTTCCTGCGCTTGCGGTTAAGACAAAAACAATTTTATAGGCTTTGTAAGTAGAGCTAAAGCAAGAATTGAAAGATTGAGAAGCAACTGCGGAAGGCGCTTGGCTTGCAATTAAAACAAAATCTCCAGCAGGGGCAGCCCACTTCAATCCTGTTGAAGTTGAAGAATCAACCTGCAATGTGTGTCCATTTGTGCCGCCAACTGCAAGCCGACTAAAAGTATCTGCACCTGTGCCTACGATTAAATCACCCTTGGCATCAATAGCGGTGGCAACTGTGTTAGTTACTACTGGTATCGGGCCAGTTCCTGAAGCTACTGAAATACCAGTACCAGCTTGGACTTCAGTTATATCTCCGACATTTGGAGTAACCCAAGTGTAATCAAGGTCTGTGTTTGAATTCTTTGATAAAACTTGACCACTTGTCCCACCTTTTAAATCAAGCAATGAAGTATCAATCCCATTGCCTAAAGTGCGAATGGCAGCTGCGCCATCCTTTACTAAATCTGTATCAGCTGGGGTCGTCCAGCCGAAATTACTTGTCGTTGGCATTTAGTCTCCTATGCAACTATTGTAGCGTTTAGCCAGTCCAAAGTTGGGCTGATTGTATTCCAAGTCTCAGTCGCTGGGACTGAGTTCCATCTGAACGCCTGAAGGCTGAAAGCAATAGGCGACACATTTAGAGTTAGGTTGAGCTGATTAAGGCTGGCAGTCCAAGTCCATCCTTCGACAAATCCTTGGAATTCACCACCGACCATATTGGCTGGCAGGTTGATGATATTAAGCGGTTGGCCCATAAATACGCCAAGAAGGTTATCTCGGTCTGAATTGTCGATTTCGCCGCTGGCTATTGGGAAGCTTATCTGACGCAAGGCAAATTGAGGGTAAGCGCGGATAAGTAGATAGAACGCTGCTTGAGCATTGGCATCGCCTTGGTTGCGAAGTGTGGTCGATATGGTAGAGGCGAGAAGGCCATATTCAGATATTGATGCCAAATCTTCATCTGTTACTTCTGCCCCTGAGGTTCCATATCCAATAGTTATAGAATTTCTAACCTCGCCAGCTCTTTTTAAAATTGATAGAGCAGGGCCGATGGCGTGATTGCCATCCAAATCGACATAGCCGTTAGTTGCTAAGTATTGCGATCTATGAGTTGAATCTGCGTAACCGATGCGACCTTGAGAATCCTCATATAAATAACCAAGTCCGCTAGTAGCAAAGCGAGAAGCTAGGTTATAAACTGTATCGTCTAAACCATTTTCAGAATGAAGCTCATAATCACCTGGGGTATCAATCTCACCCAATCCACTATTTTCTGCATCTTGCCATTGAGTTGTTGCGTCATAAGTTGCCCAAGTTAAAGCTGCTGGGACTTCATTCCATTGATTAAATAAAACTGTTTCCAGTAATTCTAAAATTCTATCGCCATCAAATTGATGAGCAAAGTTGCCAACATAAACCGCTCGGTTGAGTCTCGCTAAAGCTCCTACCGCAATTATCTTAATCTGCTGACTTGTCGCAGTTGAGCCAGAAGTCTGAACTGTAATACCTAAGTCAGTAATAAAGCCACCAAATAGATTTACATAGGTTCCAGCAGAATTTTGAACCTCAATAGTTACTGCGTCATTAATTTCAAAAGGGACTTGAGCTTGAGCCGTTTCAATAAGTGTTAGGTTGCAATATCCTGCAACTGGCTGAGAGTAAATATCTGTCCGACCAGAAGTAATAGTTAGTCCGCTAAGCGTTACTCCAGTTACTGTTGATCCATTTACCTTGATTCGATAAACGGGATTCCAAAGGGTCATAGAACTAGCTGGCTTCCCCCGCCACCCGTTCTGGCTTGAGTCTGGTTAAGCGCCAAGATAACTGCTCGGGTAAAGCCTTCTTCATCAATAGCGGATGGAGCATTTACATTAATTACCACATTGCCTTGCTGATTAGCTGCAACTGTGCCAGCAACATTGAATCCAGAAGGAATCGCATTACCGCTCGGCACTAGCGTTGATGGGGCGCTAGGAGTTGAAACCGATGGAGCGCTTGGAGTAGTGGATGGCTTAGGAGCTGCTGGGACGCTTGGGCTTGGAGCAGTAGCAATCTTTGGAAGTGTTGAACTGCTTGGAGTGCTAGGAGCTGAGAATGATGGTTTAGAAATAGTAGATACATTAGGCAAAAGTGGGACGGCATTGTAAGCGCGGATAAGGACATTTATTGCATCGATGGCAAAATTAACTGCGCTCTTGATTCCATTAACTACTGCGCCAATAACATCAAGAATTCCCCCAGCGACTTTACCAATAAATCCAAGTGCTCCACCAAGGTTATTGATTAAAACTGGAACTACAAAGTCTTTAATAAAATTATAAAGAATCGTTAATGACTCTTTATTTCTAGCAATTGCATCAGTAACTGGCTTTAATGCTGCGTCTTTGAACTCAATAAATTTAGGGATAACTGTGTTAATGAAATAATCTAAAAGTCTTTGAAGGGTAGGCAATAAAGCAGCTCCTACTGATTCTTTAGCTTCATCGAAGCCCACCCTAAGTCTTTGAATTTGACCTTCAAAGGTATTGGCTTGAACTGTAGCTGCGCCGCCAAAGGTTTCAGCTAATTGTTTTACTGTGCCTTCTAATCCAAGAGTCTTGATTTCGGCACTAGATAAACCAACACCTAGACGCGTTAAAGAGGCTGTATTGCCTTCGTAAGCCTTACCAAGGGCATTTGAAACGGATTCTACGCTCTTACCAGTAGCAGCTGAAATATCTAAGGCTAGGGTCAGTAAATCTTGCGACTTAGTTACTGATCCTGTTGCAGTTGCTAGGCGCTGAAGGGCTGGGCGTAATTGGTCATCAGCAACGCCAGTAGCTAGTGAGGTTTTGAGTATTTGCTCCTCAACTGCTGAAATCTGGGCTTCGGTTGCGCCAGTAACATTTTTTAGGGCATTGGCTAAACGAAGCTGGGCAGCCTCATCTTCAATAGCTGCCTTAACGCCATCAACGGCTAACTTGACCGCATAGGCCGCTGCTGCTGCCGCTGCTGCTGCGAAGGCGGCTGCTGCAACCTTGCCAAACTTCTCTAACTTACCGCCAAAGCCTTCAACCTCTTTAGAGCCAGTATCAAGATTTTTCTTGAGATCAGCAACATCAGCAAGAATCGAGAGCTTTAGCGTTCTACTGCCAGCCATTACTTATCCCACTCTTTCAATATCTTGGAAAATGCTTCTTGCCATTTCTTAATCAATTCAGGCTGAATCTTACGAAGGGTTGGGTAGATAAAGTAGCCAGCGTTTC